CGTAATAAGGATTCTCATAGCCATAAGCACGGTTATTCATACCGTTCTCAGCTTGGCCATTGAAATCGCCTTTAGTCTTACCACGACCAGTAAAGCTCATTGAAAAGTTGGCTTCACCTTCAGCTTGACCATTGCCAACTGCTTGGCCACGACCATCTTGTACGAATGCATTTGAGCCATTCTCAAAGAATGCGAATGCTGAGGTTGATGCTAATACTGCTGCGATTGCGATAATTTTTTTCATAATAGTTCTCCTTTTGAGGATTTGTACGACATCACGTCGTTCGATTTAAAGATTTACTGCTTATATTAAAGTATAATAATATTATAACTTATTAACTTTATATATACTATTATATCATAAAAGAATAAAAAAGTAAAGGTTTTTTCATTAAAAGTTTTTTATAGGGATATAAAAAAATTTTTATGGTACTACTGCTCCAGTCGCTTTAGGCTGAGCTGTGATAGCTTCATAAAGCTCTTGGACTTCTTCCATCTCAGACTGAACAACTGTAAAGTTCTGTTTGTGATAGATTGAAGCTAGTTTACGAATGTATTTCTTATCAATGCTGAGTTCATCAGCAAGTTTTTCGATTACATCCTTTTGGAAATCTTTTTCCGCGTCTACGCGCGTCATAGAATTAGACATCTCTTTGATGCCATTGAGAAGGGATTCACGATCTTTCGGATTTGACAACATAATATACTCCATAATAAGAAAAGAATGGGAGGCTAACCGTGGCCTCCCGCGGATGTGTTAAGGCATCACCCTATTGCTTACTCAGCTGCAGGTTCTTCAGCAGGTGCTTCGGCTTCTGCCTCGCCTTCCTCTTTCTGAGGAGCATTTGCTTGAACAAATGCAGCGATACGACCGCGTACTTGACCAACTGATTCTAGCTCAGCGCCTTCAAACGCTCCACGCTTAGAACAAACGTCGATGATTTGAATCACTGCAGCCAGATCGTTCAGGCCCAATTGAATTGGCGCCTGATCTTCTGCCGCTGGGGCTTGAGTTTCTTCACTCATTTCATTAACCTCCAAAAGTTGAGTTTTTCTCGAGAGCAACCCAATACTCTACTGGAGCATTGAGATTTTTAAAGTGACTGATTAGCTTTGAAGAGATAACCACTTCATAGTCACCAGCCACAAATTTGAAATTACCGATATTGAAGTTGAACTTAAAGTCCTCATCACATACGCTAGTAGCTTCAACATCCAAACTAAACGTGTTAGCTGTGGAATCCTTAACGTCTGTAACAATAAGTGTTACACCCGTATCATTTTTGGTAACCTGTACATCTGATACGCCAAGAGTAGCTGCAGCTTTACGAAGCTGAGAGAAGTCATCGGCTGTAAGAGTAAAGGTTACCTCGGCGGATGGCATGACGATGTCTTTTGATGGAGAGGTTAGAATATCCGGAGCACTAAAGAAGTATTTCACAGAGCGACGACCTTGAGAGATTTTGATGGAGAGAGCGTCGTCTGCTACTGTGAGTTCCGGATCATCGAACATGGCCATCACGCCGAGGAACTCGTTAAGATCGTAGATACCAAATGGAGTATCAAACGATTCTTCGACTGTTGCTTTAGCGAGTACATTTTTAGCCTCAGCAATAGTCTTTAATTCTGAACCAGCATTGATTACAATGTTGGAATTAATTGATGCGAAGTTTTTCAAAATCGCTTGTGTTACATTACTTACTTTCATAATTATACGTTACCTTATCATAGTTTAAATTTGCGGCATTCCATTCCTGAGGAGTAGCATCAGCTAGTTTTCTAGCTGTTTGAACTTCGCCGTATGTCAATTCATCAAAATTTGATACTTTGCAGTCTCCACCATTAGTGTATCCACTATTATTTATACGATCATGCTCATATAAAGCTAATAAAGCATAATGTAATACCTTCATTAGATCTTTTCGATGATCAGCTGATGTACCTTTTTTGCCATAACGACAATTGTACTTATCAACATTGCCAAGGAAGAAATCTAAACCGCGACCACGATCTACGATAACTTCTGAACTTTGCAACCCACCCTGACCATAATGGCCAGAGTAAGTCGAATCAATATAGGCTTTAAACTCATCGATGAGTTCGCCTTCACGAAACTTATAATTAATACTCATTCTCTACTCCACTTTCAGTAGTAACCTCAGAGCCAATAACATCTGAATCTACTTTAGTGTAAAGATCAAGGAAAGCTTCCTTAGTATCAAGGTCAAAGCGAGAAATACAAAGTTCAATTGCTTTCATCTTATCGTTGAAGATAGAGAATGACTGAACGATGTGGCAAAGACGACGAGTTGAGATGATTTCATCTACACCACCATCTTCGAAAGTCTTACGGATTGTTTCACTCCATACGACTAGATTTTCGGCAAAGTCTTTATCTACTTTAGAAAACTTTTCCATGTGCTTCATGAGGATCTTACGCTCAGTAGCAAGAGTAG